CGGGTCAATCCGGTGCTGCCGTAGCGATCACTGGCGGTGCGATTGCTGGAACTGCGATCACCACGGGATCGATCAACAACACCCCTATAGGAGCCACACAAGCTAATACTGTTGCGGCGACTACACTGACTGCGAACAGCGTTGCAGTCGATAACATCACGATTGATGGGACGGAGATTGATCTGTCTAGCGGAAGTCTGCTCATTGACGTTGCTGCTGATATTAAATTGGATGCTGATTCGTCAAATATATATCTAGCAGATGGTGGGACAGATATCGTATTGCTGTCCACGAATAGCTCTGATTTGAACATACGCAATTTAATCGCTGATAAGGATATTTACTTCCAAGGCAATGACAGCGATAACGGTGGTAATTTCACAGCCCTGACCCTTGATATGTCAGCCGCCGGAGAGGCAACGTTTAACGCCGGTATTAAATTAGGAGACGGATACGCAGCACAGTTCGGCGCATCACAAGACTTACTTGTTTACCACTCAAGTAACGAAAACATAATACAAGCTAACACAAGCGACCAAGACTTATTATTTAAGGGCAAGGACGGTAGTAGCACTATCACAGCCCTGACCCTTGATATGTCTAATGCAGGCGCAGCTACTTTTAACTCATTCATTTATCTTGATTACATAAGAGGTAAAAACGACATCAACACTGGTGTTAATATAGCTGGCAGTGACGTATTGGAGCTTCAAACGGGAGGCTCCGCAAGACTTCATATTGACAGCAGCGGCAATGTTGGAATAGGAATTACAAATCCAACAACTGCTTTAGAAGTAATTGGTGATATTAAAATTAAACAAGGAAGTGGTTATTCAAATTATGGTCTAATAGATGTTTCCGAAGCAGTTCTTACTTTAGAAACTTATAGCGTAAATACAAGTTCTTATCCTGCTAACATTATATTTAAACCTGCTGGAACAGAAAGAATACGTATCGACAGCAGTGGAACGCTGCGAATAAACAACACCCGCAACACAGCTACTAAACTACATGTTGTTGGTGGAACTGCATCTGGCACGATGTACGACACAGCGATATTTGCTGGGGGTCAAAATTCTACATCAGGCTCAGGAGCAAGGATTTACCTTAGTGGTTGTGAAAATGACCCAATTGCTAGAGGAACCATCATTGCAGGTCAGATGACCGACAATGCCAACAGCCATGCTTTAATTTTTAGCACCAGCGGAAACTCCCAAGCCCCAGCAGAACGCATGCGCATTGATAGCAGCGGCAATGTTGGTATAGGCATTAATCCCTCTAACACATTTAGTGTTGGTGCAAGTGGAACAGTTACGACAAGATATACTTCATCAGATACTGGAGCATTTTCCTTACTACAGTTTGAAAATAGTGGAAGCATAGTTTTTTCCGCTGACCACGGAAACTCTGCCTCAAGTAGTGACATTGTATTTAAATCTGATGGTGCGCAGGAGCGTATGCGCATCGACAGCAGCGGCAAGGTTGGAATAGGAATTTCATCAGGATTAGATCGTGATTTACATATAAAAGGATCAGGAAGTGATGTAGGTATACAAATAGAAAAAGACAGTGCTGGTGAATTTAGAATTGCTTACGATGGCACTGGACCTTATTTGTATAATGAAAATACTGCTCATCCATTTAGAATTTATACTGGTGGTGCTGAAACATTTAGATTTCATGCTGATGGTTTTCTTACCATGCCAGCGCAGCCAGCATTCCAAGCCTATAAGAGTGCTCAAAATGATATTGCAATTAATACAGCCGTTGTAATTGCGTTTCAAAATGAAAGATTCGATATGAGCAGTAATTTTGCAAATAATACATTTACGGCTCCTGTCACTGGTAAATATCAAATAAATGCAACCATAAGATTGCTGTCAATAGATACTGCTGCTAACTATATTCAAGTAAATCTTGTTACGAGTAACAGGACATATGAAATGTTTCTTCTTGATCCCGGTAGGTTTAGTGGAGATGTAGATTATTTCACCTTTTCGGCTAGCCACTTAGTTGATATGGATGCAAGTGACAGTTTATACCTCTACGTATACCAAAGTGGCGGTTCAGCGCAACTAGATATTGGAGGCGGTGGAGACTCACATTTTTCAGGATACCTCGTATCCTAGGCGAAATAACCAATCTTAAAGGTGATTAAAAATGGCAGACTTAACAGTAACAATAACACTCAACGATACTCAACAAGCAATAATGAATAATGACTTGTTGGACATAAAGACATGGATAGAGGATGCAGTAACTGGCAAAGAGAATAATTGCTGGAAGCGTATGCAGACTGAGTGGACTACAAAGCTAATGAATGATGAAAGCTTCACAGATCCTATCCCTAGCAATCAGGCTGACTTTGTTACTCTTGTAACTGGCAGAAGTGATTACAAGACAAGGGTAGAACGAGACGCAGAATAGAACATGGCAAACACAAAGATCACACTTGGGGTAATCAAATGAGCACAAAAGCCCGTGAACTAGCAGAACTATCCAGAACCATCATCGACACCTCTGACGCTACGGCGATTACCATTAATGCCGATGAAGAGGTAACTCTAGCCGACGATCTGTTCCTGGCAGATGGGAAGAAAGCTGTATTTGGTGCTGGCAGTGATCTTCAGATCTATCACAGTGGAGCTGCAAGTTTTATCTCTGATCAGGGTACAGGACATTTGAAAATTTTGGCTGGAGATTTTCGTGTAAACAATGCTGCTGATGACGCACAGTTCATATCTGCCGTTAATGGTGCAGAAGTTAATTTGTACCACAACAACGTTGCGCGACTTTCAACTAGCGCAACTGGCGTTGCAGTTACCGGAACGTTATCGGCAACTGGTGTGCTCACTGTCATCGACGGGTCAACTTCAGCTCCCAGTATCTCTAACGCCGGTGACAGTAACTCAGGCATCTACTTCCCCGCCGACGATGAGCTTGGGTTGTTGGTTGGTGGATCTCGGAAGCTGCATGTAACTTCTAGTGGTGTTGCGTTTGAGAATGGTGATTTAACAGTAAGTGGAACTTTGAATGGTATTACAACCACACGAAGTGTAAGCGGTAATCGTTGGGGCGTTCTCCCAGAGGTTGCATCAAACGGTGTTCTGGAAATAGGTCGTTATCTTGACTTCCACACCACTGATGGTGACACCAGTGATTATGGTGCGCGGTTTGATTATGACGGGTCAAAGATGATTTTGACCAGCGCAATGCAGATTGAAGGTGCCACTACGTTAAATAGTAACGCGACTGTAAACGGCGATGTTTCCGTTTTCGGAGCCAACCGAAAAGTTTATGTTGGAGAAAGCGGCGCTGGCGGCACCTTTGGATTTCTTGGTTGGAATGATGCGTCCAATTATTTATATCTCGGAAATTCTTACAACTCAGCATTTAACACAGACATTGTAATTAGTAGCAGCGGGAAGGTTGGTGTTGGTCGCACAGATCCAAGTCAACTATTGGAAGTCCATAAAAGTTCTGGCGGAGATCAGACAGTTGCTAAATTTTCGGCTCATAACTATGGAGACACAGGAAAGACATTCATCGAAATAGGAACTGAATTTGGCGATGGGTCTTCAAGAATCGGATCTTTTAACGACAGCGGAAACAAATCAGTTCTGGTTTTCGATGTCCATTCAAGTACCAGTGGCTCTTTTTCAGAGGCTTTGCGAATTGACAGCAGCGGCAATGTTGGCATCGGAACTTCGAGTCCCGCTACCGGAACACATAGTTCATACCAGAATCTTGTGATTGGTGAAAGTACAGATTCCACATCGGGGCTTTCGTTTAAAGCATCAACATCAGGTAACAGTGCAATCTTTTTCAGTGATGGCGCATCACCATACAATCGTGGGCAAATGTTGTACAACCATTCTGATGACTCTCTTGCGTTTGCGGTAGCTGGCAGCGAAGCCATGCGAATTACCAGCGGCAATTTGCTTGTGGGTACTGATACTGCTGATGGCGGCTATGATGAATCAGACGGAGGTGCATCTACGGTATTCATGGGTGCCTCTATTGGTGGTGCCG